GTGGTGGTAACTGTTGGCATGTTCGGGTCGGTGAAGACTGGCTTGCCGAGAAGCAAGTCAGGCTGTCCGGCCTGTGTTGATGGCTGCCACAGGTATGCGCCAGTGGTGGCGGTGAGATCGCGCAGCTTGCGCAACTGCAACACGACTGAGTCGTTGCAGATGAAGCTGGCGTTCTCACGGTATGGCCGAGTGATGGAGTGCATCACGGTCAAGCAGTCGTTCATCGTGAAGCCTGCTGCGGCTGAACCAGAAGCCGAGGCGACGGTGGCGAAGCCTGCAGAGCCTGCGATGCCGACTGGCTGGGATGAGCCGGTGCCGGTAATGGTCGCAGCGCCGAAGCCGTTCCCGAGAGCCTGACCGCCAACCTGAGCCAAGAAGGCCTCGATGTTGACTGCAGTGTCGGAGAGCAGCTCAGAGCTGACCTGTGTCAGGAATGCGTACTTGTACGCCCCGAGGGTGACCTGACCGAAGGCTGCGTCCGATGCTCCGATGGTTCCAGCCTCTGCGACGAGGGCCGCTGTAGGGAAGGAGCCAGAAGCTGCGGTCGGAACCTGGAGGCCTTCGCCGCCTGCGGTCTCGATGAGCATGGCGTTCGCTGCCATGACTGTCGAGTTTTCCTTGAGGGCGACGATGAGCTGGTCGTAGAAGGACGTTGGGACGGTGTTCGCTCCAGCGCCTGCGGTCAGCTTCGAGAGGACACGCTTCTCAGCGGCCTCTGGGCCGAACTCAGCGAAGCGACGCTCGCCACTTGCGAGGGAGCGCAGCACGTCGGAGTCGGAGACCTTCGCCTCGGCTGGAGCTTCCGATGGTGCGAAGCGCCCGAGGGTGGCTTCGATGTCGGCGTTGCGTTGTTCCAGCTCGATGATCGAGTTCAGGCGGGCGTCGAGCGTGTCGAGTACGACGTTGCCCTTGCTCCACTGGATCTCCTCTTCACCTGAGAAGTCACGGCCCTCGGCTGCGACGTCATCGGAGAGGGCGCGCATCTCGGCCCATGCTTGATTCCTTGCCTCAATGAGGCGCTTGATTTCTGGGTTCATGGTGAACCCTCCGTTCTTTGAGTGATAAACCGTCGACGGAGTTGCCGGCGGGTAATTCGTTGACAGTGCCGAGGTGCGTTTCGCGCGAGCTCAGCGTGTTGGAGGATTGCGGCGACCAGTCCGCTTAGAGGTCGAGACGTCAGGTTCACTGGGGGTCTCTGGCTCTTGTGGCTCTTCCTCGTCTGGAACGTCCGAGCGGACATCTCGAAGGATGAGGTGGTCTAGCGTGCCCAGTCGGGCAGCCTCGGAGACTTGCTCATATGGCAGGTCTACGAATTGAGAGAGGGAGCGCAGCGCTACTGCGTTGCCAGCTTCCTCTGTTGATCGGTAAGCGGGCGAGGAGACTGGGCCGAGCTCGTAGAGCTGCACTGCCTCAAGGCGTCGAAGCGGGAAGCCCTCCTCGGTAGTTGTCCAGGAGTCGGCCAGCGTCGAGAAGCTGAACGAGGAGCCCCGCACCTTGCCAGCTTTGACCTTCGCCATGACCCTCTGAGCGTCTGGGTCGGTCACGTCGAGGCTCATCCGATAGCGGAGGCCGGTCTCGTCGACGCCGAGCTCCAGCGTGCCGCTGTCTGTCGTAGCCAGGAGCAGGCTCATGTCGTGGTTGAACGCTCCGATGATGTTTCTATCGGCATGGCGCAGAGTGTCCGTGAAGGCTTGAGGGTCGATGATCTCGACGAAGCCTCCGAGGTTCTGGCTCAGGCGCTCAAAAGTTGCACCGTAACCCTCTAGTAAAGGTTGAGAGTTTTCGGCGGTCCGCAGTTCGGGGCGGTCCTTATTCGCTCGCAGTTCATGCATTCGGGCTCGCTTTCATGCTGGAGCCACCGAGGTCGGCTCCTGCTCTGTTTGCAATGGCTCGGGCCTCCTCGGCCGTTAGGACGACGCCTACTCCGAGGTAAAGCTTCTGGATGATCTCGGCGGACTGACGAGCCGAGGCGGCGTCGTTGCTCCCGACGTCGGCCAGAGGTGGCCGATCTTCGAGTTCTCTGACTTCGTTGACGGTCAAGAAGCCCGCAGCGAGGGCCGTGGCGTAGCTCGCATAGCGGGTCTGCAGGTCCGAGCGGAGCAGCGCTCCAGTGTTGAAGCGGACGAACTGCGGCTGCGGGACTGCAGCGGTGAGCACCTCTTGAATGAGCACTAGGTCTGCGTTGATGGAGTCGACGAGGAACTGCTGAGCCTGCTGCTCTCGGTTCGCATAGGTGACCGAGGAGCCGCTCGAAGCGACTCCGATCTTCTCGGGCGGGACGCCGAACACCTGACATATCTCGATGGCACAGTTCCGCTTGGTCTCTAGGAACTGGGATTCGTCGGCGTTCACGTCGATCGACTCATACTTCAGGCCGGCTCCGACGACTGCAGGGCGGCGCTTCTTCCATGACGAGGTGATGCTGGAGCGGATCTGAGAGGCCTGCTCGGCGGTGAGTTCTTGGTCGGCGTAGATGATCGAGCTCGGGACTGCACCGTTTGCGAACCATTCGGAGCCGAACTCCTGCGCCCTCGATGAGAGTTCGATGAGGCCGGAGCTCTCAAGAGGTGCGATACCGAACTGCTGACCAGGTACAGGGAAGCCGGGTATGACGAGCAGGTCGTCCAGGTTGAAGGGTTGGCCGTTGTAGCGGACCTGAGCCCGGCCGACAGATGAGGCGTCGACGACTTGGACGCTTGTCGGGTTGAGCCATTCGACAGAGGAGGCATAGCCGGCGGCGTCTCTGCCGGTGATCGCGCCCCATGCATTGCCATAGAGGTCTCGGCTCATGGACATCTGGCGCAACCAGAACGACCTCGGGAGCTTCGATGGTGCCTCGATCAGGCGAGGCTGAATGGCGACTTGCTGCTGCAGGCCAGCGGCGTCGGTCTGATATGCGATGAGCGGGAGCTGTGCGATGGTGCTGGCGCGTAGGTTGATGCACGCGATAACTGCCGAGAGGCGCAGCCCGTCGGTGAGCGAATAGGCCTTGTCAGGTTGGAAGTCTCCGCCCGATCCCCAGATCGACTGGAACGAGATTGCGCGCTCCTCGCGCTGCGGTCGGAATAGACCCATATCAGTCGCCGTCGATCATGAAGCCGGCCAGAAATACCACGACGCCCAGAGCAGCCAGGCCGAGAGCTGGGGCGACAATAAAAAGAGCGAGCACGACGGCCACGATGCCGATGATCTCTAGTGAGGTTGAGAGGATGTTCTTCATGTATGCGTTCTCCTAGTAAGCGAAGACAGGCGCTGGCGGCTCTTCGACGATTGAGCTGATGGTCTTGCAGCCCCAGAGGGCGAGGGTCGCTGCCACGAGGGGAGCGATGTCGACCGAGCTTGAGGTTCTCGACCATGCCCATGAGTCGCCGAGTGTGCGGGTCTTCGCTCCCATGACCGCAGCGATGAGCTCGGGTTGGCCGGTGTGTGTGAGCTTCTTGCCAACGACGGCGTCGAAGAGGTTCGTGCAGGCTTGGGAGTACTCCCGAGCGTTGGTCGAGATGACCTTCAGCCCAAGGTTCTGCAGATCCTGAACCAATCCTCCAGCCGGGCCGACGTTGTCGATGACGAACGAGGTGCCGGGATAGCGGTCCGAGAGTTCAATGCAGCGATGAATAATCCAGTCGGTACCTGGTCGACGGTCAGCGAGCTCAACCGAGAAGCCGTCCTCGCCGTCTGGCGCGCACGCTGCGATGGATGCCGAGGAGCGATCCGGTGGAATATCGAGGCCGAAGGTGACGCCCTCGGTGCCAGGAGACTCTGAAACTTGGAGCGCTTCCCAAGTGTGTAGCGGGATCTTGGCGCTTAGGCTCTGGGTCTTCCAGATGCCGAGGTGCTCGACTTGGAAGTCTTGCGAGGGCAGCGTCCGAAGTGCTCGGTCGAGATCCTCCGCTCCGATGCGAATCCCGAGCGCTGGGTTCGTCTTCGCCCAGACTGCAGGGTCCGACGGGTCATCTCTCAGGTCGCCGCACCACTCGATCCAGCAGAGAGCGCCGGGATCTGGCTCCGAGGAGCGGAGCTTCGTGCGACGTATGTGCTCAGATTGTTCGTCGATCTCGGCCGGCGAGCTCGTTGCGTACCAGACTTGAGGGTTCTTTCGGGCTGACAAGGTCGGCAGCATGGCTGCGAGCATCGCTCCAGGCAACCGATAGGCCTCGTCAAAGATCACACAGTCGGCCGAGAAGCCTCGACCCGAGCCGGGAGTTCGTGCCAGGTACTTGAGGCGAGCCCCAGAGGTGAGCTCGATGCCGACGTCGCCGTTCGCCGTGGTGATTCTGCGGACGAGCCGAGACAGATCAGGAGTCCCTTCGATCATGTTCCGCAGTCGATAGAAGCACTCCTTCGCAGTTCCGAAATTGTGCGCAGTGTGGACGATGAGCTCCTCGCCGAGGATGAATAAGCCGGCGAGCTCACGCGCTTCGAGGACTGCGGACTTGCCGTTCTGTCTCGGGACGACAAGACCAACTTCAGAGGCTGCCCACTGCCCGTCGGCGCGCTCCGAGAGTGCCGCATCGAGGGCGAGTTCTTGCCAAGGGTCCAAGATAAGCCCAGCGCTGGCAGCTAACTCGATAGCTTCAGCTCCCGCCGAGCTGATTGCTGTCGGTGGAATGACGAGATGGGTCGGAGTTTGCGACCCTTTCAGCACGTCTGGCGGCGAGAGAGTCGACAAGATTGACCTCCACGCCTTCGTTGATGTCCTCGAGGAGCTCGGTCACGATCACGAGCTGGCGCGCAAGCGATGCGAGCTCAGCTCCGGTCGTCATCGGCGAGTCGATAGTTTCGGCGAGTCGGTCTCGAAGTGCTTCGAGCGTCGCCGGCCGATTACCACTTTTCGCAGCTTTCAGAACATCACTCAAAGTGACCACCAGTCCCATTTTCAGCGCTGCCCTGTGGATAACTTGAGAAAAGCTCAGAGAGAGAGATCGG